CAAAATCTTTAATGCAAGCTTCAATACCAAACAGGTTGATGTCGCTGTAAGTTTTTACCCGCCCGTTGTGCTGAATTAACAGCACACGGGTGATAGAAGAGTAGGTGTAGCTCATGCAATGGCTTTCCCTTGTCCTTGGGTGGTGTTGATGATGTGAGCTTTTACATTCTCAAAATGTTGGGCTTCAATGCCTAATAGGCTATCGATCCCTTGGTCTTCACAATAGGTCATAACATCAATGCCGGCTTGCGCAAGGAGGTCTTGCAACTCATCACGTTGAGCTTCTGATATCCCATTAAATTCAGGAGGTTCTATCCATGTATCGCGGGGTATATCGAATGTGCAGCCGAGTACTTTCGCTCGAGCAAGCATTGCTTGACGCATGTTTTGATAATAAGTGTGTTCTTTGTCTAGCTTTAGGGTCTCGGTCAGGTGATTTAAGTCGCTTGCATAAACTGCTTCTTCGCAGCTTTGTTTCCAGTTATCCAAATCCTCAAGTGCTTTATTTAATGCAATTTGAGCAGGGGTAAGCGTGTTGATATGAGCCTTCGCATCTGCAATTAAGTCTGCAAGAAAAGTAGGGTGTAATTTAAGATCAGGTACCCAAACCTCACCCGTCTCACCACCTAAAGCACCTGAATTTTTCGCATGGTGTGTTGGGGATGGCTTGAAGTTAATGACTCTCGCATTTTTACCTTCACCAGTAGTAACAGTCGTCAAATAACCCATGATGTCTGCAATACGGTAAAGTTCATTACGATTCTTACCACCAAGCTCAGGACGGTAGATGATCTGATCACCGCTTTGGTCTTCTGAGGCGTGGGCAATAAAGACGACATCCTTGCCAAAACTTAAAAGCGTATTTATGTACTGCTTAAACTTCATATTTGCTAAGCCTTGGGCTTTTAACTTGAGTGCACCATCTTGTTGACGGTTATTCGCTGTTTTGAGCAAATGTGTCTTGATGGATTCAAGCATTGCGCCTACGGTATCAATAACAACCGTATTGAAAGGAGCTAAGTCCTGTTCTGTAATGTTTTCAATATCTGACCACTGCTGAACAGGAACAACAGCTCCGCGACGAAGTTCACCAGTACGGTGTGCACCACGGTCAAAGTCAAATGAAATGGCTTTATCTGCGGTGAATCCTAGAGACGTTTTACCAAGCCCCGGATCTGCATAGATGTAAGTAATAATCGCGCTTACGTTTAATGCTTGGTCTGCTGGAATAATAGGTATAGCCATGAGTATTTCCCCTTATGCCCAGAACAGTGAGCCTTTAGCTCGTTTAAATGATTTTGGATAAGTGCGTGTAAGTGACTTTTGAAGGCGAATAGCCATAGTTTTTCTTTGTTGGAATGTGCGTTCACGTTCAAAGTTTTCACGAATCCAAGACTTAGCAGCGTGAACCTCCAGCGTGATTAAGTGTTCAGTACCATCCTTATTGACTACATAAATATGGCGACCTTTTTCAAAGTAGGTTGAATGGCCTAGACGCATACGAATGTTGCCTTCTTCATCTTGGCTGATGAACTCAGAAAACTTTTGAGTAGAAGTAGTCATTATCCTGCCTCCACTAAACGATGTTTTTCGATATAACCCTTAATAAGAGCATTGAAGTTCTGATGGTCGATGTGGTTTGTGAAGTCGTTGTATGGATTGCCTAGGGCATCTGAAACGGTCACTTCATCAAGGTTTGTTACGTCTACAGCGGTGAATTCACTACCCGGTACACCGTAGCTGTCAGGAAATGCTTCAACTTCAAAACGTGCAGTAACGCGGAAACCATCTAAACGAATAACAGCTTCGCCGTGGTTTTCACCAGTCATGCGTAATGCAAGGAGTTGATATTCAGAAGGGGCTACGTTGGCAACTAGAGGTTGTGCAGCCTTTGGTGCAGTTTTAAACCCACAGCTAAGCACGCCTATTGTTACAGCAGCTACACCAAGAGATATCTTGATGGTATTGAAAGGGGATAAGGTTTTGTTCATAATTGATCTCGCAATTTGCAAAAGCCCTGATCCCGTCGAAAGTCTCAGGGCTTTTTGTTGTCTGTGAGATAAATATAAGCAAACTAATATTAGTAGTCAATAAGTATTCTAATATATTTTTATTATCACTAATTTTTTATGTTTTAATAGACAAAAGAAAACCCACCGCTGGGGTGGGTTGAGTGAAGAGTTGATTAATGGATCATGAAACCAAGCTTAACTTAGGTTTTTCACTTATCTGAGATGGATTAGGTAGTGTCGTGAGTATTTTCTCAATTTGTTTTGGACTACAGCCAATATCCTTAAGTCTGTTTCTTATATCAGCAATAATGGAGTTAATAACCTGTTCTCTATCCCAAGATATCTTAAATGGCTGTGAATCCATTGCCTCAAGGATTTTTACTAAGAATTTATCATTGCTGTAAATATACTTTATCTTTCGTGTATGCTCGCGCTGGGTGGTGTCGCAGAGCTCCTTAAATGATAATTCTACCTCAACAAAATTGATGTTCTTAATTAAACTCATACTTGTGTATGGATCTTCAAAAATAGAATCAGCCAACTCGGAAGGTTGAACGCCTTGCATTAAATAAATAGCTGTTAATTTATCTATGAGTTGGATGAAATATGCGTCTTTCATAGCATCTTCCTAACTTCTTCGATGAGCGAAGGGATGTGATCCAATGATTTCATAAGATTTTGGTTGTCTCTCGCGGTAACACGACCAAACTTATTCGATAACTTTAGATTTACATACATTACTAAAGTACCATCATTTGGGGTATTTGATTTTAGATATGGCATGTGTCGAGTGAATGATTGCCATAGATCATCGCCTTTAGGATTATAGCCTAAATCAACAAGTAAACTAGCAACTTCATCCTCAACTTTTTTCACAATCAGTTTTCTGAGTTGTTCTCTTGCTTGAGCTGGCCTTTTTTCAATTAGTATTGGGTCAACATGAGCTTTTGAAACTTTTCTATTTTCTTTTTCAGCAAGTTGTTTTGCAAAAATTTCTAAATCATCTTCGTCAAAATCCTGAGATTCTGCAAGTTTCTGAAGTTTCCGCTTAACTGATTCACTAATTTCCTGTCTTTTTAATTCAAATAACTCATTAAAGTCTATATCTTTTAGAAACGAATCTTGATCACTGAGATAAACCATATCACTTTCAACAGAACCAAGACTTTGATCTTTTCTCTGATACTCTTTTGTAAACTCACGCAGAGAATAGTCTTTAATTCTTTCTACTTTGGCTCTATCAACTTCTTTTTGGAATTCACCCCACATATCGTTAAGGCCAATTTCTTCATGAAATATAACTGTTGCATTATTATCGATCTCAAAAGCTGTAATCTCACTTTCTGGTATAGCTCGGAGAACTCTACCTACGACCTGAGCAAATGCATTTAAGCTTTTATATGGTCTAAAAATAGATAATATACTGAGATATCTATGATCATATCCTTCCATAAGCATATTTACAGATACAACAACATCGCATTCATTATTTTCAATAGCTTGAAATTTACTATCAAGAGAGGATCTATCCATATCGCTATGGATGAGAATGGAATTAACCCCGTGAGATGAATACCATTTATGAAGATCTTCAGCATGTTGAATACTGCAACCAACAGCTAATATTTTGTGTGGTACGTTAGGGGATATATCTTTTAATTCTTTAAGCCTTCCCAAACTATGCTTAATTACATCCATTGAGCATTCAGCGGATAAGGCTACGCTTTTTTGCAACCATTCAGAATCCTTAAATTCTAAAACTCTTTCAACGGTTAGCTTTTCATTAGGAAATTCAGGTGCTGTAAAAAAAAGGTTCTGGGCATTGATTGTTTCTTTTTTAAGGTATTTTACATAACGATCTCGCATTACCTCTGAAAGAGGAGTTTCATGTATACGTGTCCCGGGGATTTCTTGCCCATCTCCACGATATGGTGTACCTGTAACATGTAGTTTTTTGGCAGTATTAAAATATGAGAGAACCTGTTCCCAGCTATTAGCTGCTGAATGATGGGACTCATCAATAATGATCATATCAAAAAAATCTTTTGAAACTCTTTTTAGCAAAGTCTTATCTGAATCACCAACTAATCTTTGAATATTTGAGTAAACAATATTGCTAGATATTAGGTGTTCATCAGTAAGCTCTGGAGAATACTCATTAATAATCGGTAGATCATTTAGACCAAATATTACATCAAAATTAATCCAGAAATTATCTTGCAAGGACTCTTGGGTTTTACTGATACTATTTTTTGTCACAAGACCAGGGGTAATTATCAAAACCCTTCCATCCGATACACCATATGGAGCAATAGAAATCAATCCAGATTTTCCCGTTCCTGTAGGGAGAACTACAAGAGCCTCACCATTGGGGGTTTCCTTGAAGTAATTCTGGATCTTTAAATATGCTTCAATTTGAGGCGATCTAAGTCTCTTGTTGCCTTCAATATTTACAGATGTATTTTTGAAATATGACATTTTACCCTCTGATAGTTTGTAGTACACCCGATCTGTTCTTAAGGACTGCTTCGGGTTCGCAGTTTAAAAAATCATTGAAACCCAGCAAAGGGTAACTACAACAAAGAGTAAGCCTAGTTTTATGTAGTCAAATTTGTTCATCTTATTAATTTCAAGTCATGCTTGGGGTTTAGAATATTTTCCTAAAAAGTCATCTATCCATTCCTGTGCCGCTTCAATATTGGTTATGTCGGCCAGCTTCAGATTAGTGCCTTCCTCTTCATTAAAGCCCTCAATAATCGCTTCAAAGATATTTACTTCACCAATAACCTCACTTGCTATTTCCGCAGGGTCGTAGCTTTGTTTAGCTTTTTTAAGCGAGGCTATTTGTTTATCAATTCCTGCGCCAATTTTTTCTAATGCCAATTTGAATTCTTGACGATTAATTGTTAGCGCAGTTTTAGATTTATTAAGTGTTGCTATCATTATGCTTTCCTTCTTTAAGGGCTTTTATTACACAAAAAGTTGAATTCGTTTGTAAGCGTCCGCTGAACACACCTTATGAATTCATCCTATAAGCCTTAATTTAGTCCCCACTTAAAAACAAGTGGGGACTAAAATTTATGACTACAAATCACCAGACATCCATCGCATCTCTTGCGAAAAAACGAAGAACATACAGTGCTGAATTTAAACAGCAGATCGTTCAGGCTTGTAAAGCACCGGACGTTTCAATTGCTTCGGTCGCTTTGCAACATGGATTGAATACAAATCTTGTATCCAAATGGATTCGCTTAATTGATGCTAAGCCAGGGAATGATCGCTCACCACTACCGAATAAACCTGCATTTATTGCCTTATCCTGCTCTGCACCATTAGATCCTACTCCTACTCCTACTGACATGTTAACGGTTCAAATTACTTTACCCCACTCAAAAGCAGAAATTGGCTTGAAATGGCAAGTATCAGAAATATCTGCTTTAGCAGAATTACTCAAGGCACTGGCAACATGATCCGCATTGATGAAATCTGGTTGTCTACTCAGCCCATGGACATGCGTGCAGGTATGGATACTGTCATGGCTCAGGTGGTGAGAGCCTTTGGCTACATCAAACCGCATTGTGCTTACCTGTTCTGTAATAAACGTGGTCATCGCATGAAAGTACTGGTACATGATGGACTGGGCATCTGGCTGTGTGCCCGGCGGCTGGAACAGGGCAAATTTCACTGGGCGCAGGTTCACCAGGGTGAAAGCATGGCGATCAGTCCGGAACAGTTACAGGCACTGATCCAAGGTTTGCCCTGGCAGCGCATTGGACGACAGCAAGTGGTCACAATGCTCTAAACTAGGCTGTTCCATTCTGCTATTCTCCAAACGTTCTATTTCATTCTTCTCATGACCTCAGGCATACTGCGGTCATGAATACGCTGCCTGACTTAAGCCAACTGACCCATGAACAACTGCTGGAATTTACCAGACAGTTGGCGATGCAGCATCAGTCTTTGGCACAATCAAACCAGCAATTAGATGCCAAAGTTCAGCATCTTGAAGCATGCAACCAACATCTTTCCATTCTCAATCAAAAATACGAGCATGAACTCGCACTATTTAAACAGCACAAATTCGGCAGTAAAAACGAACATCTCACTGCAAAACAAATCCATCTGTGGGATGAAGCGGTTGAAGAAGATATTGCCGCGGTTGATCTAGAACTGGAACGGCTAAATGCAGATAAAACCAATGCAGCGACACAGAAAGCCAAAACCAATAAACCTAAACGTCGACCACTGCCAGATCATCTACACACCATCCGTATTGAGCATGAACCTGCATCAACCCAATGTGCTTGTGGATGCCAACTCCGGCGTATCGGCGAAGATGTCAGTGAAAAACTGCATTTCAGACCGGCACAGTTCTATAAGGAACAGCATGTGCGTGGTAAATGGGTCTGTGATCAGTGTGACACTCTGACTCAGCAAGCGATGCCCGCCTATGTGATTGATAAAGGCATTGCTTCACCTGAACTGCTCAGCCATGTGCTGGTATCGAAGTATGCCGATCATTTACCGCTGTACCGTCAACGTCTGATCTATCAGCGGGCGGGAATCGAGCTTTCTAGATCAACGTTATCTGACTGGATAGGTCGCTGCGGTGTAGAACTGGAGCCTCTGGCCAATGCCTTAAAAGAGGTGGTGCTGCAACAGCAGGTGCTGCATGCAGATGAAACACCAGTCACCATTATGCGGATGGGTGATGATGAGAAAAAACCGAAGAAAGGTTATGTCTGGGCCTATGCCACCACACAGTACAATCCAGTTCAGGCGGTGATCTATGACTTTCAAGATAGTCGTTCAGGCCAGCATGCTGAAGAGTTCTTGAAAGGCTGGCAGGGCTATCTGGTCTGTGATGATTACAGTGGTTATAAAGCACGCTTTAAATCAGGCCAGGTCATTGAGGTGGGCTGCATGGCCCATGCACGTCGTAAATTCCATGAACTGCATGTGACCAAAAAAAGTCAGGTCGCTGAACAGGCATTGGTGCTGATTCAGAAACTGTATGCGATAGAAGCAGAACTCAGGAAAAAGACCGATGGTACGGCAGAACAGCGCCGCGAATACCGACAACAGCATAGTCAACCGGTGATGCAACAACTGTATGAATGGCTTAACCAACATCAACTGACTGTGCCATCGAGTTCTCCAACCGCCAAGGCGATCAATTACACTCTGAAGCGTTGGCCAGCTTTAAGCCGCTATCTGGATGATGGCAATCTACCTATAGATAATAATTGGGTGGAAAACCAGATGCGACCTTGGGCGTTGGGACGTAAGAATTGGCTATTTGCAGGTTCGCTGCGCAGTGGACAGCGAGCGGCAAATATCATGACATTAATCCAGTCAGCAAAGCTGAATGGGCTGGATCCGTATGCCTATTTAAGTGATGTTCTGAAAAGGTTGCCGACACATAAAGTGACCCAAATAGAAGAATTACTGCCACACCGCTGGAAACCTAAATCGAATTAAAATTGGTATGGGATTCAGCGGACGCTTACATTCGTTTAAATTTTTTATTCATATCAATTTGGCTTTTATAGAATTTATCTTTATCAATTGCTTCAATAAAATCGTTAAAGGTATTGGCTTCAAGAAGTCTATAAATAAATCTCTCACCAGTCCTAAGAACCACGGTCAGCAAGAAGTGCTGATAAAGCACGTAGCTGATATTGCGCGAATTTACTTCAATTCTTTGCATGTTTGGTATTTTGTTTCCTTATATTTGTGTGCTTTAAATAGCTTAAAACCCAAGCTTTGATGTGCTTAGGTTTATTCTTATTTATTAAAGCTTCTTAGGTGTTCAACTACTACTCCAATGATGCGAATCTCTTGCTGAGTTGAGTTCATGGTTGGAAAGTCAGGGTTTAATGGAACTAACTCAAAAGTCTCCCGCCCATGTTCGTCATAACCGATTGCACGGTATTTTTTAAATGTGGCTTCATGACTACCATTCTGAGCAATTACATAACAACCAGGATAGGGTGGTTTTGAGGCATCAACCACTAATTTGTCGCCAGGATTAAAGTCTGGCGTCATGCTTGCACCTGAAACTTCCAGCGAGAATACACACTCAGGTTTTGCACTCTGATAAGTAGTGTAAGTCTCACTTTTGGGATTAAGGCCATCATATCCAACATCATGAAACAGTCCTGCTTGAACGTAATCCAATACGGGAATTTTGCGTAGAGGTGACGTATCTGGGCGAACGTTGCCAAAGCTTGATTCTGGCGTGGTTTGATCTTGCATCTCCCCATTACCAGTTTGCAACCAATATGCATTTACACCAAGAAAGTTAGCTATAGATGGTAAATGAGAGGATGAGTTTACCAACCCCGTTTCTAATTGACTTAAAGCGGATTGGGTTATTCCAATAGCTTCAACCACATCTTTTTGGGATTTACCGGCCATTTTACGAGCCTTCTTCAATCTGTCCTTAAGCATTTGTATCACCTTCTTATGCATTCTTAAGCATATTAGGCAACTAATATTAAATCAAATTAGAATACTTATTGACTGTGTATTAGATTGCTAATATTATTGATTTATTACTAATATTTTGAGATGGCTATGAAAACCATTTACCAAAATCTTGTAGAGCATTTTGGTGGGCAAGTCTCAACAGCAAACGCTCTCAACGTTAGTCAGGCAAATATCAGCGGATATGTAGCTGGCCGATGGAATATGTCTGAGCGCGTAGCAATACGTGCAGAAAAAGCAACTAACGGTAAATTCAAAGCGGTGGATTTATGTCCATCACTAAAAGAATTTCAAACATTAACTGCCTAGGAGCTGCTTATGAGCAAAGTATCCCCTGAATTATCTGCAAGCGCCAGAAATGGAATATCGCGCATTTTGCAATCACTTGCGAATTGCAGACAAAGCGAATTAGCCGAGCAACTTGGCGTTGACCCAAGCACTTTATCTAGAATGAAAACAGATAGAAAAAACAATGACTTGACAGAAATTGAAACCTTTTGCGAGTTATTGAGCTGCTTAGGATTAAAGATTGTACCTAAGGAATATCAAAGTATTGATAAATCTAGAGTTGAAGCACTTTTGGTTATGTCAAAAAGCTGGATGAGTCGTATTGATACCGTCGATGATTTGTTTCATGACGAGATTAGCGGACAAAAAGAAAAGCTCGGATATTAAAAAACCACTTTCAGCAGCAACTGAAAGTGGTCGTGATTCATTAATTATCGGAACCAATGAATATGAGAACAAATTTAGCACAACAAGCAATTCAAGACAACTTAAATAACGATTTCTTACAAGGGGATACGGTGGTGCTAATCGCTCCAGTGACTCTAGTGAATCGTGTTTTTGATACGGGAGATTTACTTTCCGTTGAGTGCATAACTTCGTTGGGTGGTATTGGCGTTACAACGAATGGTGTGATCGTTGTTGTTGTAGATCCAACAGAGGTTCGTAGTGCTTCAACTATTGAGCTCAATGCCAAACGCCGTCTCACCAAGGCCGAACAAGCCTTAGCGGAGGTTCCATGATTACCAATAAGGCCGTTCAAAAGAAGCCTGAGCATAAGCAGATGATGCAGCTTCAATCATGGTACGAGCCAGCGCTTCGTACATTAGATGGATTGCTGGAGATCCGCATGGCAAATCTTCGCAAGATCAAGGGTGATGAAAAGAATGCTGCCGTCACCCGTGACGAGTTTATGGAAACGCTGATCAATGAACATCATGTTTCAGTTTGGTATGCAGGTGAAATTATTTCAAGCCTACATCGAGCAGGTCATATTTTTATGTTTGGCCGCTTTATTAAAAATATCGAAAAAGGGAGTGCTCAGTGAGATATTCAACTAAACGTGGGCAGAAAGATGTTCAAGCTCCAGCACCTATCGAGGTGATGATCCCTTTGCTTGATCCAGTGAAGATATACACACCTAAAGAACTTGCCGCAATGCCTTTATCAGTCATGAACCAAGCTATTGAGGCTCAGGAAGCTTATTTCATTCTTGAGCATACAACCCAAATGGGGGGGCAAGCCATAGCGATACGTCGCCAAATGCAAGAAGGTACCAAACTTATCCAGGTGAAAGAAAAGTCACGCACCAGGTACAAGATCAACAATCAATTTGTCGAACCTCGAATTATTCGTCAGTTGGAAAAACGTGGCTTAGTCAAATTGGAGGAAGCTAAATGAACTATTACCAACATCATATTGGTGACTTCAATAATGCCACACGTCACTTGAGTCTAATTGAGCGTGCTATTTATCGTGATTTACTGGATATGTATTACGACACAGAGCAACCCCTCGATGCTTCAAATTTAGATCGTTTAGCTCGCCGTGTTCAATGCTCAACTGATGAGCAAGTAAAAGCTCTTCAATATGTGCTAGATGAGTTTTTCACGTTGAATGATGGTCTTTATATCAACAATCGTTGTGAGCGTGAAATTGCTGAATACCACGGAAAGCGTAAACAAGCGAGCGAGGCGGGTAAAGCATCTGCTAAAAAGCGTGCAGCGAAAAAGCAACAAGACCCTAATGGTGGTTCATCACAAGTTAAGCTTACGAATAACGGAAGTTCAACGACCGTTGAAAATCCGTTAGACGAGAATTTAACGGACGAGCAACTAACCATAAACCATGAACCAGTAACCAATATTATAGATAGTAGTAATCCGTGTGAGGAAAATTTTCCATTACCAGCAATTCAGTTTTCACAATACAAATCTGAAGACCATAAGCGGTATTCAATTCTCGAATGCGTAAATCAATACTCACTCCAAAACGATTTTATTGAACTTGGAAGACAAAGATTCTGTGAAGTTCAAATCCAAGATTTGATTTCCATGTTTACCAACTTTGGTGATTTCTTCTCAGCTAAGGGTGAAGAATCCAAGAACACACCAAGTCTATGGTTGGTTAAGTGGTACACATGGATTCAAAACAACAAGGATGCTACGAAACGTCAGCGTGAAACACAATCAACATCTCAAAAACCAAAATCTCAATCAAGCGCAGGAAATAGAACTCAGGGTGAGGTCAATGAGTGGCTATCTGAAATTGGTGGTGAAGACACTCCATCAATTCGAGATGTTCATGAAGTGGAGGGTGTGAAATATGCGTAATGAATTAACACAAAATCAAGATCATTCTGTCCAACAGTTTGGTGAGCAAGATGCGCGTAAGTTAGTTGAAGACATGCTTTTGTCATACGGTAAACGATTTACAGATCAATGGTCGGGCTTAAAAAAAGGGCAGGTGATTGATAAGTTTGTCCAAAAGCTTTCAGGAATCACTTTTGAACAATTTAATCGGGGTTTGATTCGTCTTGAAACTTCAGCTTGGCCACCATCCGTAAACGAATTTAAAGATTGGTGTTTAGGTAAGTATGAATACCAAAGCCATGATGAGGCTTGGTTGCAGGCTTTGACTTACGAAAAACAGAATCGATCTCATGAAATCAATAAATTTGCAAAACAAGCATTTGATGAAGTTGTAAAGCCTTATGGATATTTAGGTTCAACAGATACGTTTTATAAAGTTTATAGCAGTGTTTACAAGCGAATCATATCTGAGGCTAAGGAGCGTAATGAAGCGGATGAATTACTAGAAGCAATTGCTCAATGTGGATTTACTGGTGATGATCCAAGCCACAAACCCGTGACCAATGATATTGCACGTCAGCAGCTGGAGAACTTAAAGCGAAAACTGAATGTCCGTAATCGTGAAATTCCGAAACCTCAAAAGCTTGAAATTAACGAAGCCAAAAAGCGACTTCAAAACGAATGGCCTGACCCTTTCGACAATCCAGCTGAATACCAAGCAATGAAAGCTAATGGGTTTATGAGCGTTGGGGGTGAAGTGTGAAGCAGCAGAACTTCAGTACAAAACAAGCCGTGAAACAAGGCGAACGCATGGTGCTGGTTTTAAAGAAAATCATTCAGAAGTCTGGACGAACCAGTTTGAAAGAAGTTACCGAATGGATGGAAATATCACCACGTAATGCCAATGTTTTTGTAAATCAGCTTTTAGCAGAAGGGTATTTGGAGACAAACAGCAAGAGCCCTATGAGCCTTAAGGCTACAGAAAAGGCTAAACAGTTATTTGAGGTAAAGGGGTGACAAGCAGCTACTCCATTGCTGAATACAAAAAAATGATCGGTGCAAGTAAACCCAAAAGAGGATCTAAGCGCCCAAAGGTTAAAGGTGAAAAAGTACAGAGTGAGGGTGAGGTGATATTGGCCAATGCTCT